TTCCATCGCCCGCGCTCGTACTGTCGTTCCCACATGAAAGCTCTCACTTCATCTCAAATAAATCAAAGAAGGCAGCAGGCTGGAAAAATGATGGCGGGGAAGGGCGCTCAGGCCTGATTCGGACTCACCCCTCCCTCCGCACCAAAATTCAGCACTGCAATTTTGCGCAATCAGAGACGCAAAATAATTAGGTAGGGTTATTGCACCACAGCCCTGATGGGAACTGAACTCAGGGCTGTTTTAGATTGGGGATTTAGAGAAGTTCCGGGATCGCAAA